TCAGAGCATTTCGTCCCACTCTACCGGTTCTCCGGCCGCAATCATTGTCGCATACCACCGCCGCATTGTTGTTCCGTCAGGAGCATCAGGATCATCAATCGTATCTTTTATGTACAGAGCCAAATGTGCTTCATCAGGAATGGATGATTTCAGGAAGTCAGCCTTCCCCATGTTGGCAACATATACATAGTCATACAATACGTTATTTTCAAGTTTTATACCGTAACGAGTAAGCAATTCATCAACTTTCTCTTTTAATATCGGCTCAATACGTTCTTTTTTCCCAGAAGAAGGATTAAGCTTCTTCATCAAAGATACGGCAAATTCACACATTTTCTTATTGAAGTGCCAACCGAAGTTGGACAGATATACCTCCATTTCTTCCGGCCTTCTGTCTCTTATATCCAAAGGTTCTCTTCTCATGATTTTACAAAGTTATAGGGAGTAGAAAGCTCCACTCCCTAATTAAACATTAACGATAACGGGAATAGCGTCCTGTACCGCGCACGCCACGTCTCTCGCCATAGCCACCACGGTCGCCATAACCTCCACGGTCGGAACCACCGCCATAGCCACCACGTTCGCCCATTTCGTCATAGCGTTCATCGTCATCGTCATAATAACGTTCACGTCTTCCCATGCTTTCACCTCCGGAAAGTTCCTCGATGCACTGCATCAGTTTACCACCGTATTTGAGCATCTTTTCAGCATAGTCGGACATTTTCTCGACTTTGCTTTCTGTGATTTCAATTATCTGCATAATTATTTACTTTTAGGATTGTTACTACCACTTCCCAAAGCCTTGGCAAGCATATCTTTTATATCGGTAAGGGTATTTTCAACACCGGATACCTTTTGTTCAAGAACGCCGATTTTCTCTTCCTGTTCTTTTTCTTTAGCCAGTTGAGGATTAAGCTCCCTAAGCATGGAATCACAGGAGGAAATTACCTTCTCGTGATAAGGTACACTTTCTATTACTCCTCGGCTTATTCTCAACATGGATTCCACCTCGGCATTCATTGCTTCCCGGCTTTCCGATACCACAACTCCATTCGCTCCAAAATTGGCTATCGAAAGATTTGCCGGAAGTTGTTTAAAATCAATAGTTTCCTCACCAACCTTAACCGAAACGTCAACAACTGTTTCCATATTTTGGCCATAAGTCTGCCCTGGTACATACTGTCCGTATTTAGGTTGTGGATTACTTACGGAAACAACCTGCCCTACTTTCAATTCAGGGTTTTCCCCTTTTTGAAGGATATAAAATATATTGGATTGTCTTAGACTTTGAAACATAATTTATTAACTCTTTAAGGAGCGGGATTACTCCCACTCCATATTTTACTTTGCCTTTACAGCATTTACGCTTGTCGCTGCCGGTTCGCCATTGCTGGCAGCAGCCGGTGTTGAAGCCGTAAATTCCAGAAAACGTATAACGCCTGTGCGCTTATTAAGATAAGCAAGACGTTCCGTAGTGCCTGTAACATCTGTTCCAGTAACCGGATTGTTGTTGCTGTCTACAACAGGAACCTTTGAAGTACCTGTAGTAGTACCGGCAACTGCCAATGTCGACTGTCCTAAGTTAGGAGCTATAACATTTATAGGTAAAGCTTCTCCACCTGCCGGAACATCTGCATGAACCTTCAACAGGATTATGCTTTCGCACGGAAGTGCATTATAGCAGTGAGGATTAATACCATAATCTACACTTGCATCCGTTAACTGAACAGCGTTCGTTGAAAGTTCGTAGATACCATTAACGTCAACTCTCCTAATTCCTCTTGCGGAACGATTCATTAGGAAAGGGCTTGGAAGCCAGTAAGGATACATTAAGTTAGGATATAACATAATTACCTCCTTTCTTAGCAACCGCAAGTTCCTAATGTAGATACACCGAAGTTTACAGGAACGGAATAGTTTACAGGAACATAGTTACCACTGGCCGGGCAATAAGGCATCGGGAATGTAGGCGGTTGCGCACATTCGATCTTTGCCAGACGGCTACTCAAATCACTCAACGCAGCACCAAGAGGAGCAGTAGCCTGTGCCACAATCTGCGAAGTCATTGCGGAACTCTTGAATGTGCTGTTTTCTTCACGCAAGTGGTCAATTTTGTTCTGCATTTCACGCATTTCAGCCGCACGTTGTCCGGCAAGAATTTGCTGTGTGCTGTCCTTGATAGAGTTTTGCAAATCACAAGTCTGTCTCTGCGTTTCGTATGCAACAGTAGCGAAGCCTCTTTCTTGCCCTGTAGCAACACCGTTAATGGCATTCTGCAATGTGTTGGTCTGTTGACAGATTGCCAATCGGTTTTCGCAGCAGCATGAAGCTATCTGTTGAGCGATCTGACAATTACCCTGTTGGATAGCATTGATTATCTGCATTGAACTTTGTCCAACCTGGTTACCAACTTGTTGAACTTGAGACATTACACCATTGATGGCATTCTGAACCTGACCGATTGAACAATTCAAATTAGTAGCCAGATTGTTAATTGCTTGTCCGTTTCCTTGAATTGCGCTCATAAGTAGCTCCCTTCCTGCATCATTGTTAATTAAGTTAGGGATACCGGCTCCAGCAAATCCGCCACCGTTACCGCCATCTCCGTTGTTTCCCCAACCGTTGCGTCCGAAAAGTGGGAACAGGAAAAAGAGGAAGATTATCCACATGAACCATGAACCATCACCGCCAAATCCATTGTTGTTTTTACCTTGCATAGCAACTAACAAATTGGGGTCAATACCTTTCTGCTGCAATAGTGGAGCAAGCATTGCCAGCATTCCATTACCGCCACCGTTCCCGCCTGATTCCGGGAAAACGTAAGTCTTTGTTTCACTCATAATAATATACAATTATAACACGGTCAATATCAACCGCATCACAAAAGTATATAATAGAAACTGCGTAAATTAGAGCTCATTTTCAAGCGATTTGCGAATATTTTGCAGATATATTGCAATCATTTTGTTTGTTGTTTTTCGACTCTCAAAAGTAGATATCAGGTAACGTACACTGGCTGATGTTTTGCGAAGCAAAGTGGCGATCTGTTCAGGGTACAGACCGAATTCAGTAAGGAAGAACACTACAATGGAGCGGGCATCGACAACCTCAGTCACTTTACTTGATGAAAGGATTAATTCTGTGGAAACTTCAGTTTCTTTTCCTACAAGGTTCAATATTTCGGCAAAAATCTCTGACTTACACATGGTAATTAATTTTTTTGTTGTACTTTTGCCTTTGCCAATCAGTACATACACCAAAAGAACAAAAGCATACTTCGGAATGTTAAGGATATTATACCCCCTGACACAACCGATGTATGCTTTGGTGTATTAAAGTATTGATTGGCGTCAACTTTAATGTGTCGGGGGTTCTTTTTACTCTGCCCCCAAAAGAGCTACATTTGTTATGATAACCGGCCTTCTACTTACCGGATAAACTTAGTGCTTAGTATTAATTAATGTATCATTTTAGCCTCCTTTCTTTTAAAACATTTTTCCATTGGAAATTGTTATGTAGTAAAACTTAAACTTTTCATACCGGAAACGGTCTGTGAAGATAGTAGTTCCGGTAATTTACCACATAAACAAGTTATAACTAACTCCGGCACCGAAGTACCAACCTCCCGGATAACTATATCCTGCCTGCAAGCCCAATCCCCAGCGTTTCTTCTTCTGTAAAGGTGAAAGAGTGATGATTTTATTGTCTCTGTACACCTCCATGAAGTCAAGGGTAGGATTATATCCACTGACTACAGCCCGGTAATCATCGGTCTTATACTCCTTGCTTGTTATCGGTACAAGTACCGGAATAGAATCTCCTTCTACGGTTCTGTCGGACGTTGTATCTATCAGAATAGGTAGATATACCGTATCGGTACGTTTCAGAGTTTCTTTTACCATATTAGGGATTGTGTCTCTTACTGTGTCCCGGATATGTACGGTATCTCCCTTAATATAAACCGGTGACGGCTCGTGCGGATTACAACGCATCCACACGAGAACACATATAAGCAGGCAGACTAATATCCAAGGGAGGGACTTCATAGGATACTTTCGTTCGAGGTCCATTCCGAACTTCCCAGCAATTCATTAAGTTCTTTGCCTTCATATACCGGATAAGGATAGACTGGTTCTTGTGGAGTTTCCTCATCCAATAACGGCAAAGTCATAGCGCTCGGGAACAGTTTTTCGTAATTATCGACTTTCATAATCACCTGAGTACCGTCTACGCTCTTTCTCGGGATTAAGTGTAATTCGTCCAATACCGACTGAGGTATCTCGTTAAGATTTACTGTTGGGAATACAATGTATTTCATAATTCTTACTTTTTAAATATTGGGTTATTCAAATCAATTATCTCGTCTCTTTCAAATAGGTTCTTAAGCATGTTGATAGACAGTATATCTATGGTCTTGGGGTAGAGCATTAGTTTGTAGAAGACTCCTTTCCAATATACAGCATTAGAACGCCCTATTACTAATCCTTTATTATCAGTATTAACAACATAGTTCATTTGTTGACCATTGTAATCAGTAGGAGTTACATAAGAAATATCACCTTCATTTAGAGTTATAGAATTAGCATTAGAAAATATGTAATTAGCATAAGTTCCATTATCATAACGATATTCCATTAATAATGCATTACCTACTCCTTGGCCATATACTTTATCTCCCTTGAATAAGAAGACAACATTATTAGGTTGATCACCTAAGAATATGCGCTTAGCAATAACGGTAAAATCCGTAAATGCAGGAATGTCAGTGTTCACCAAGCTATCATCTACTCCGTCTAACGCAATGCCATTAGGATATTGTTTAACTTGCTCAATAACAATATTACAATCACCTAACCAGCCATTAGATAATATACAAGGAGCTAATAAATCACCAGTTCCAGTATGAACATTCAATGACCAATCAACTTCATAAATACCGTCTTTTTCCGCAATCACTCCTTCCCATGGAGAAACATTATCCGTCCCAAACTTAATGCCCTTCCCAGTGCTTACGCCTGTCACTTTATAGAATGCTTTCTTGGTTGTTGCCGCCATGTAGAATAAAGCTTCTACTGATTTAGCATTTATAATATTTACACTATCGCCATTATTAAGAACATTAAATTCAGATCTATTTTCTACAAATTTCCAAAAACCATTATCATGATAATCCTTAGAAAACTTAACAATAAGACCTGCACCTCCATATCCACTATCTTCATCATACGCAGAATTAATAACCTTAAGAGTTCCCAATCTTACTTCGTTACCTAGTAATTCAATGGTAAAACTACCATTACCAGAACCGCTAAATCTTGCTCCCCAACCGTCTACAATTGTACTAGCCGGAAGTTCAACTTCATATTCTCCGGCATCACGAGGTAATTCTAGAGTATTATATCCGCTATACATATAATCTAGATAACCGTTGCCGTCAGTTATAAATTTAACCTTCATGGCAGGAGTAGCAACTTTAGCTTTAATAGTGTTACCAATACCGGTATCTCCACCCATTGCCCATGTAGTCAATGTTAATATGGTACTAGATGTAACAGCACCCATGTCTTCCCATACACTAGTATCTGTGAAGTCAGTCGGATACTGAATAGACACTTCATCGCTAGCAAGGTTTACTATTTCATCTCTATCCGCATCTGTATTAGTTTTACCATAAGTATCCCAATAATAAGGCGGAAGTTCTACTTTAGAAACAATACCTACAATGTCGTTCAGATCCTTGATTCCTTCATCTGTACTGATTTCATCGAACAGCATGAAGGCATAGAGTGCCATTTGAGCGAAGAAGTTATCATGGTTTTTATTAGAACCTATGATTGGAGTAATAGTAGCATCTATATTATTATTAGTAGCAACAATATTATGAGTTATACCCTTTAATTGCGTAGCTAAGATATTATTGTTTACCACACCATCAATATAAGTATTACCATTATTCCTTGAAGCATAAGCAACGACTAAGTTATTATTATTATAATCATTTGTAAATATAGCAAAATTATCCTGACCGGGGTTTTGATTATAAAGCATAGTATCTTGCTTTTGCCAATTAACCTTCATCAACACTTGCTTACCACCCTTAGACAAAGTAGGAATACTAATATAGTCATCAACACCGTCAAGATGCACACTTCCGTCCTCGTTTACTCCACTTTCCTCAGTGAAAGCAAGATTGTTAAATACACCATGATTACCATTACCTGTTAAATCAGGAATATAACCCAAACGTTTATAAGTATCGTTGGACAATTTTAGACGTTCAGGATAAAGAATGACTTTAGGTTCAGAGCCACCAAGTTTATAAGTCTTCCGACTAGCAAATTCTAGTGGTTGATTAGTTATTAAAAAGGTTAATTCTTTTAATTCATTATAAGAATAAATATTACCATTATATTTATAACCAGTAATAGTATATATGTCAGAAAGATAATTACCTATATCTACATTACTTAATATCTTTATAGTACTTCCAATTTTAATCTTACTACCCCAATCATATACTTGACCACTATCAACATCTGTAAATCTAAATTTAACAGGATACGGCTGTACAATGTCCTCAAATCTGATGTACTTGTCAATCGTGATACCTATCTTCTGAGGAGATTTGCCGATATTATGGATTATCAAATCCCATTCATTATTTGTTTCTGACCAATTAGCTTGTTTTCTGACTTCGGTGTAATTATTACCATAAGTAGCTTTAACTAATTCGGATGTATTATCATTAAGCAATATATTAGCTGTTACATCAACACCTCTGGGAATATAATCGCCAACATAAATTCTTTTGCTCCAACTATCACTATACCACTTTATTTCTTTTATCAAGTCAGTTCTACCACTAATTATTGGTCTAAACTCCACCATACCCGGATATAAAGTGCCTAGTTTTCGCTTCTTTAGCTGACGCTCCAATAGAAACTCAGAAAGGCTGTAGGGGAATAGCAGGAGAGACCATAATGCGAATTTGGAGAAACGAGAATCATTTTCCCTAATTACTCCTAGACACATGGAATCACCGTCAACACCTATACCTACTTGGATAGGATTTCCATTATATATATACTTTGATTGATATGATATCTTCTTAAAATCCGATATATCAACTAATGTGTTACTTCCAAAACTAGTAGTTGCGCTCTTATCTGCAAAAGTTTCAAATATAAAAGCTCCATTACTTAATATATGGCTTTTAGACACAATTGAGCCAGATTTACTGCCTAAAAATTCTCTATCCGCCACTACCGTATAATCCTTGTAAATCGGCATCCCTGTCACCTGACCATAGTCATCTACTCCGTCAAAGCAAAGAGCACCTGCGAAGTCGGGGATTTGCTCAATAACTAACCCTGTCCAATCTAAGCTAGTGTCATTAACTTTAAACCCGTGACCATTACTACTCGCTCCTGAAGGCGGTAATGTATGTATTCCGTCCTTATCTAATCGAAAGTTTTTTAATGAACCATTGTCGTAATACCCATAGTCTACATAACCATTAGAATTAATACCAGATACTTTTATCTTAAAACTAGGCAATTCAGTTACATACCACATTAACCAAGTTCTTTTTAAACTACCATTAACGGTAAAACTATAACTATTATAGCTTATATTAGATTCGGCATCTTTTGACCAAATACCAAAATTAGTAACATATTTACCAATCCCACTTCCCGGATTCCAACCAATATTGAACAACTGCAAGTCTCGGCTATTACCACTATAATCAATCAGCTTATCACCAAACTGTGCATGATTATCATTAGTAAGACCTTGCTTCTTCACATTGTAGTAAATATCAGGCATAACATACTTGTCCAAGTTGTAGTAGGCTATTACTTGATTAATCTCGTCAGTGGTCAATGCTCGTTTGGCGATGAAAGTCCAGTACCAGGCAATAGAGGAAGTGTACCATATCCCTTGATTATTAAATCCTTCAACAGAAAAATAATCTAATCCCGTAGAATCTAACAAACTGTTAGCTATATAATCATTTTTATCTCCCAGTATGGTGTTTACATTAGATATCTGACCGTTTCTTATATCGGTTGAAGTATAGCCGTATATTCCAGTTTTCCCGGTTTTCCCTTTTTCTATCTTAGATTCCAAATAAGAAGTAGGGGTAAATAACCAGTTATTTCTATTAACAGAATCGGATGTATCACTAATTTGACACATCATGGACACCACCGTTAACTCATTGCTTCCGCCCAGCATCTCGGATACAGGATTCTGACTGACAATCATGTCGTTGACTCCGTCAGTACATAGTGAACCTTGCAAAGAAGGGATAAATTCAATAGTACAACCTATCCAATCTTCAAGTTCTGTACCAAAATCAATCAAAAATCCATGACCATTGGTAAATCCATAGCTATATGGAAATTCGTAAACACCGTCATTATCAATACTAATATTAGTAAGAGCATCCCCTTCATTCTGTGCATACGAATATATCAATATTCCATTATGAGGAATACCTGTTACTTTAGCCTTAAATGCTTTAGTATGAGTGTTTCCTTTCCATATAATCATACGATAAGAATTGATTCCTCCAACATCGCTTATTATGACTTTATCTCTGCGGACGTCTAAGAGTTCACTGGCGTCTCTACCCCAAGCTGTAAAGTCTTCTTCATACTTCCCATACCCGCTATTAAGCGTATACGCGAAGTTGAGAAGCTCAAAATCCCCTCCCCCCCTGCCAGGAAGCTTGTTCTTAATGATATTGCGGTCGGGATCAGTGTTGCTCTTGCCGTCAGCTATCCATACACCTGCCAAGGAAGACAATACATCGGGAGAGATGTAGGGACGGTCGGTAGCGGAAGAACCAACAGAAGGTGAACCGATTCGATTCAAGCCGATACGGTTCAACCCTATTGTATTTAATGACAACTTGTTAAGCTTCATTGCCGGATTCGGTTAATATTCCACTTGTTACCTCGGTATAGCTTTCGATGCGAATCACCTTCGGATAAACCAGGGCGTCAAAATCATAATCAAACACCTTACCGGAATCATCTTGTATATACCCCGGAAGAAGCACGGGATCAAAACCTCGGGCATCAGCCGTTCTATCATCCATTGTCTCTATTTCATCGCCTGTCTTCTGATAGATTCTGATCCCCGAACCGGAAGCACGGTCAAGATGAATATTGAAATTGCTGTTAACTACTACCTCTGCTGCGTAAAGATCCAAATTTTCTATTTTAGTAAATTGTAAATCTGCCATGACTGTTCCTCCTATAATTTATAATTTTAAAACCTGCTTTTTCACGTTACAGCTATCATAGCTAACGTGGACCCATGAGAAATTCTTCTCGTCTATTAGCTGTGTAAAAGGAAGGTCAAGCTCCTGTATGAGATTGAACAGCCTTTTGTTTTCCTCTTTTGTGTTCGGGGTACCAACTATATCAGCAGCCATTCCTTTCATATGTTCACTGGTCTTACTTCCTCCTACGGCCTTATTCAAGACCTCACAACGATACCCACTCGTTACAGTAACAGGCTTACCATAGGCTTCACGGAGAGGATCAAGAACATTGTCTATCAAACCATTCACATTACATATTAATGATTTTGGCAGACGATTGTCAATGCCGCACCTATCTGCCGTTTCACTCTTTACCATTTCGGCTATCGTGAAATACTTTCCCATATATCTTTCCTCCTATAAAATCAATATTAATACTACAACCTGGATCACCTGACCAATAACTCCTCCTATTAATGTAGCAGCAATATCAAGCCAATCCCATTTATTCCCGTATGCGCGGTCTTTAAATTCCATGCCGGCAGCCAGCCCCGCGACAAACAAGATCGTCAGAAGTATACCTGCCGGAATAGCGTAGAGCAAGTGTTTCATACGGTTACTTTCCCTTATCCAGCTCATCATTCTTTGTTTCTTTATTGTTCAGTCTATCAACCAAACTGTTAAACTTACCGTTAACATAGATGCCAATCCCAAATATACTACCAGCATATATCAGACATTGAGCAAAAAACCATAATACGCTATCATGGATCTGGCCTAACGGCTCTACAACAAAACCCGCAACGGATAATCCGACACCTGCAAACAACATTCCCACTGCAGTCCATACCTGTATATCTTCCTTTGTATTTTTCTTCATATCAAGCAAGTCAGATAAACAGTTAACAACGAAACTATCTCAATCCAGAACATAGGCTTCCTTTTGACAAGAGTCACAATGAAGTTGCCCGTCCAGTTCTCACTTATCGCAATAGCCAGATATGCAATAAATCCCACCCATAGAAAAAGCCAATACCAGGCATTACAACCTACCCATATTTGAGAGAAGATTAAAGACATGGCGGCACCGATACAATGTGATACCTTCTGACTTCCTTTAAAGTTGGGAGACACACCCAATACAATCATCCCGACAACCGAAAGGAATACAAGAAATTGGCTGTTTTCCGTACTTGCTTCCAATGCAGCCGGAAGAAGCAATGCACCGGAACCGACCATGCAAAGAGTAAACCAGAACTTATGCGTCAGGGCGTAGTAGGTATCACTTATTGAATAAGGGATTTCTTTACCCTTCTTTATCATCGCGAAGACATACCCGGCGATGAGGATGAATGACATTAATACTAGTAGAATCATAGGTTTATCTGTTTTTTAAGTTATTGATTTACTTTTGAAAGAGCTTCGTTGACAGCAACCTGAACAAATGCTACAAAATTTGTTTTCACATACCCTTTGATTTGTTCAGCCTGTTCAGGAGACAATTCCACTTCACCGTTCTTATAAATGTTTTGCGCAAGCTCCAATTCTCCTAAATCAGAAGTTTTTTGATAAATCGCATTACCTAACATTTTTGAAATATCAAGTGAATTCTCCTTTCCCTCGATATCCTTTACTTGAATTTTTCTAAAATCTATTTTCATAATTATTTATTTTTACCAAAGGTTTGAATTATTACCTATTATCACCATATCCCATGCGAAGTTTACGATATTACTTCCATACCGAACCAGGAATGCAAATTCATTGGCATTTTTCCACCTGAGAGTAGCTCCAGCCCATGTATTCCAATTATCTTCCCGTGCTGTAACTATAACGAAATAATCATCTGTACCTAAATTATGAGTTATAACCCACCTCCCAGTTCCTTCCATTCTTGCACTAATTGGATGTCCTTGCGTCCAATACCAGAAATTAGTGCCATTTGAAGCTCCAGCCGCCAATACTCCAGGGGCGTTCCAACGTTCTTTACTACGGCATCCAAAGACATGTGAGCCAAAACTTCTTATTGCAGCACCTCCATTACTGTTAGCTAATATATTTAAAGCTACGCCTCCCTGTCCGTATGTAGACAATGAGACACAATCTTGGCTATCATTACGAATTGATAATAATGGATTCTTAATATCGTTAACTTCATCATCTCCAATCACACCACCATATTCATTTATGCGCAAGAAACGAGTACCGCTAATTTCCAATAAAATTTTAGCGTTAGATACGTTCCATGAAGATATAGAGCCGTCTTTTATCTCCCAAGCTCCAATCTTCGCTCCCGTAGTAACCACTAGATTCTCCGTATTGATATTCTTTGCATCAATCATCGGAACACCGTCAACCTCTTTAAATAGAGCTATATCTTTACCTGTATTAGTGCGGATTAGAGTACTATTAGCAGTCAATATCAATTGACCGTTGGCAGTATTTATTCCACCATCAGGAGTCAATTCAAAACCTGTCTGGTTATGCTTGATACCTCCTTCAGTTATCATCCAACCCTCTGTCTTCTCCAGATTACCCACAAATATCCCCGAAGTACCGAGCACATCAATAGTTGCGTTCTGCGCCAAAAGGACGTTGGTAGCTACGTTTTCAAAATCGTGGAAATCTTCCCATTTCGTTGAATCGAAAGAAGAGGTAGACGTATGAGTTGTCTTACATAACCAATTTAAGCCGTCGTATATTACAACATCTACAAATGCATCATTATGATAATACTCAGTATTTTTATCCCATTTACCTCGTGGACGAATCATAGCACCGGGTAATCCTGTTTGTCCTTGGCTTCCAGTAATACAAACCGGATCGCTTTCCCATGTAGAATTGTCCGTATAAGTGACCTTGGTCTTAGACCATAAGTATTTGCCGTTTTGCCATGTCGGAGGTGTTGTACTCCAAGAACCACCAACCAAGGAACTGGAAGAAGTCGAAAGGTAGTATAAGATACCAAATGACTTCACTCCTTTACCGTCGTTACCGCTAGGTCCCTTTCCGCCTGTCACGCATACGGGTTTAGTTTCCGTATAAGAATTGTCTGTATAAGTTATAACAGAACGTGTCCAAATATATTTACCGTCCTGCCATGCCGGAACAGTAGTAGACCATGAACCACCCGTAGTGGTGCTATATGATGTAGATAGGTAGTATTGCCCGGAAATACTCTTAACGCCAATTCCCGTATCCCCCTTCGCTCCTGTGACGCAAATAGCATCCGTAGTAGTCGATGAACTATCGGTATAGGTGATAACCGTTCTGGTCCATATATATTTCCCATTTACCCAAGCAGGTGTACTTGTAGACCATGAACCACCAATTAAAGAACTAGACGACGTCGATAAATAGTATTCTTCGATAACACTTTTGATGCCTAATCCATTTTCTCCCTTGCCTCCGGATATACAAGTAGGATCACTCTCCCACGTCGTAGTATTTGTGTAAATAACCCTTGTCTTACTCCATATGTATTTCCCATTAACCCATGTCGGAGATGTAGTAGACCATGATCCTCCAATCAGAGAAGTAGCAGAGCTTGAAAGATAAAATAATACATCAACATCTTTTATCCCTACGCCATCATCTCCTGGCTTCCCGTTACTTCCATCTTTGAGGACAACAATGGTTTGCTGATCCACTAGCACTACTCCCGAAGTTTCACTATAAAGTCGGAACTGTATTTTAGTAGTTATTCCAGATACTGCGACATCGCTTCCTGGAGTATATCCGTTTGCAGTCCCAGAATCAATGACATAGTCCATTGAATAACCGGCAGGCAGAGAAGACACTACTGTAGAAGCCCCATCCGTCTTCATTATCCGACAAGAAATCTTGGATACTTCACTGCTACCATCAGCGTTCTTTTTTATTACGTTTACGGAAGGTTGCAAGGAGTAGATGATAGCATTCTCGCCATCGGACCCCGGCTTTACCTTATTTACAGACAGGTAAACAGTTCTCTCGTACTGTGCGTCTTTATACGAAGCCTTGCCTGTCACCGGTATGCGGATTGTATCAGAAGCTGCGGCAGTAATAGCAGATACAGTTACTACTCCTGTGCTCTTATTAGCCGATGATGTCACTCCTGTAATACTTCCTACTGTGAGAGAATCAAGAGCCAGTTTAGTGGTTCCGTAATACATCGAAAAAGTCGTAGTAAGAGGAAGGCCAGATATCACGGCACCGGAAGAATTGCAGGCAACAGACTGTATTCCATCGTCAAGGATTGCGGATATGCTTCCTGCCCCATCTGCTCCCGGCTTCCCATCTTCAGTCATTAAATGCCATGCCCTATCTTGATATACGTAACATTTCTTGTCGGTAGTATTTCGATAATACCATCCGTTCTGAGGATTCGACGGAGCGGAAGCAAATTCACCTTTAAATACAAGACTTGTCCCATCATCTCCAGGACGTCCCTCAGAAACGACTTTCAACCAGTCCGTAGAAGAATCTGACGGTTCCTGCGTAGTAGTAGACTCAATACATATCCATGTACTGCCGTTATGAGTCACTTCATCGTAGTACCAGTATGTGCCGGATTTCCATTTACCCTTTAATACCGGAACGGGAACCTCAGTCACACCGTCACTGGATATCTGCCTGATAGTTCCGGTCATATAGACTCTATTGAGATATGCGCTATGACCGGACATATCAATGCCAAACAGCTTCAGGTTAGATAAATCGCCTAACTGCATGGCTATCATGTCCTTCGTTATTTCCCAGTTATTAACACCCTTAAGGAAGCGGATGTAATTCTGTGTAGAGTAACATGACTTTTGGCGCTCAGCGTTAGTGAAATTACCGTATGCGACAAAATGCATCGCCTTACAAGGATTAAAAGTATATCCACTACGGAGGACGTATTTAAAAGAAGCGTTGTCTATCTTTTCTGTAATCCGAAAATACGCAGTCTGGAAACCGGTATCGTTATTGAATACTCCCTTACAGATATCATCAATCTCTACTTGTGATACCTCCCCGGGTTCCAGCTTTAAATGAACGGTCTTGTTCGCTACATCTACTGATTCAATGATACCACCGCCGGGAGCATTCCATTCTTCACCGGATACAATAGACACACGGTTATACCGCAACTCCGGTACTTCCAAGAAATCACGCAGACGCAAGGACTTTGCGTCAATATGGCCTTCGGGAGTAATCAGCCAGCCTAGGAGGTTCTGCACGTAGTCTTTTGATGATATTTCCTTTGAGAAAGTTGCGTCTTCGGCTATCAATTTCTGAATAACAGCCTTGATCTTAACATTAATACCGGCAAGGAAAGTTATCAACCCTTTAGCTTCATCATCCTCTATCTTGCTAAGATATTTGTTCCCGGATTCTTCTTCCGTAATAATTGGAGATAATCGATAATGCTTTCTACCGTCTTCTTCAGATATAGTATCATCCTTCACCAGTTTATACACGCCTTCGCCTATTTCGACAGAAATAATCTGACCGGCATACGGGAAATACTCTTCCGCGTCCGTATTGCGGGCATACGATGTCGCATCCTCCAATGTCTTGAAGGTTTCAGTGGAATCAATAGGTCTTCCCGTTGTTCTTTTATATTGTAATGCAAAACTACTTCCGTTTATCTTCACCATACTTATGCAGTTTTAAAAGTGAAAGTATCAGGGTCATTCAATCCGGGTGTCTGAATAACCCACATCTTATAACTAATAGCGGCACTTCCATTAACTCCTTCTACGGAAATATCCACCGGACCGGTAGTAATACCCGTATCTTCTATGAAGTTACCCGGGTAAGCTGTCAATGTCAATTCCTTGATCACATCTGCTGGAATACACACAGCAATCGTTTTCCATTTATCTACAGAGAACTTATATGTGCCCGGACCCTTATAAAGTCCACTTGTTCCTAATGCACGTACTTCAGCAGAAGTGGCGGGAACAGAAGAACATATGCCGGCAAACCATTTACGGCGAACATTTACACTGATTGTATCTCTAAGTTCTTGTCTTGGCAATGACCCATCCTCACTAGCAGCATATACAATCATTGCTTCATAGGTTTCACTACGAGTATATATACCCTCCAACTGTCTGACAGCAGTTTGGATACCTCCAACTTCTTCTGAGAAGTTCAGTTTATTATTAGGGTTGCCGTCGTAATACGCAGACTCCATAGGTCCCTGACCGTTCCTTGATGCAGTATACGTGATGTAACCTTTGTCTGTACCGAACTCAACATCATTGGGAGTTGATATTTTGCTTTTCAATTCTCCTACTGATTTTTGAGATAACATTCGAATAAATGCATCTACTACCGTAGTTCCTTCTAGAATGACATCACCGGCCTTAAAATATCCGGCCTTATCGACGGTAACTTCTACATTTTTTGTGAACTTGGCAGTTATTTCACCTGTATCGGTAGATGTCCCTCCACTACTGATTACTTGTTGCTTAATCTTTTCTTTACGATAAGTAATAGAATCAATTTTATTTTCCAGATCCCCCAACTTAGAGTAAGGAGCAGTCTCACCGACAGTATATATCAAGGAATCATACGGAATATCCAAGGGGTATTCATAACCAATTATCCGTGATATTCTTCCGTCCTCAAAATATGCCTTATTGATCAGATTCACTTTTTGTCCGATGGAAAACCGCTTAGAAAATGCGGGGTCATACATGCCAGTATCAGGGTCAATACCATAGACATAGTCCGGCATCATCGTAGTGTCGTAAGTAGAAGGGTCCTGCTTTAATTCATTGATATACTCCCTTGCTCTTTTTTCAACTTCTTTCTCTGCGTCAGGAATAAGCTTATCGGATATAAACTGAGGATCATATCCGTAAAGGATATATGTATCGCCACTGGTAGGATGCAATATTTCATCCGGAAGCATACGTCCATAATCATCGTTGCGCTTTACTTCATATACCTGCGCTTTGGGATTCCACGTCCCGTCTTCAAGAAGTTCAGACTGATATATGTCAGATGAGGGGTCATAGGGGTTAAATATAACTTCAAAATCCATACCGGCTAAAGGACCGGATTGAAATATAACACGCAATTCCTCTCCGGGTAATTGATAACTTTTTGAGAAATGAAACCCTAGGTCCGCATCTTTAAATCGCCACGCAGTCCATTTTTCTTCATCCTTACTACCATCTGGTTTCTCTGTTATATCAGTATATGAATGCGTATATACATCCCCTACTCCACCTACACGACTTGGATAAATATCGTCAAAAACAACAATCTGTTCAATTGCTTCCTCTGTATACATGTCGGGGTATGCGTCAATGTATGGAACTCCCTCCGGCATCATCAAGCGTTTGGTTACAATCCCTTCAACGGTCAACAGATCCTTATCGTCAGAAAAATAACTTATAGGGACCTGACTTTTTATTATATTGTTGATAGTATACCGATTACCAATGGAAGCTGTGACCCCTTCCGGCAAACGTATAACATTGGAGTCATCACCCGTTAACAGATCAGGATTATAAGTAGCCGAAAAAGTTTTTCCCGAATTGGTACCGGAGAGAAAGGTTACAGATACGTCTGCCGATGCAGATAGGCATTCTATTTTGACATTCTTTTCTCCTGCCCTTCCGATAGTGTATATCACCGTTTTTCCTGGATGATTCAGAGTAAAGCTGAATGTAAACAAGAGCTTGCAATTATCGGCCTTTTCAGAAAGAGAGAAATCGGTGTCGCTAAAACCAATAGTAAGACTTGAGACTGAATCATTGAAAGCTTTCTCTTGAATATCCAGTACTTTCTCTACGCCCCCGACATGGTAAACCAATGATAATTTTGCCTTAAAGTTTTCAATATTCGATGTAAATCGAGTGCTAAAGTATAGCGTCATTGAATTGAATGATATACGATATTTGCTTGCCGGCATAGAAGAAGCAAAAACATCTGTTGTAACTTTATAGGCACTCTGATCCCCTTCCATTTCTCCCTCTTTGAAAACATTCATGTTGATAGGAGATATCCCTGTATGGGAAGATGAAGGGAAAAAGTTTATATTTAGAGGCCTTGAAGTATCGGAAATATCTCTTCCTGTAACATTTTTAACATCAAATATCAAATTCTTCCGGTAAGTAGAAGGAATGTTTCGTGTAGAACCAAAAGCATATACTCTAGTAGCGTAGGAAGTCTGGCTATCGCTACGACTCATAGAACCGACATTAACTCCAATCTCAAAGTCAACAGGATCACCATGTTCACAACGACCAAAATGGATCACCCCTTCCTCTACCCACCATTCACATTCAAACGTCTCCGCCATCTGAGATAGGGCGTCTAACATATTCATGTTATTATATGAAATCAGTTTGGATGATTCATCAACAGAAGCATCAATCTCATAAGTAAATGCTTTATCTTTATACTTATATCCTAAGACCTCCAGATTCTTTAGAAATACATCCATGTGGACATTTAAGGTATCAGTCAAATTCCAACTAGCCTCTTTACCGCCACTCTGTGGAGTATAGAAGAATTTCTTATTCTTCCATTTCCAGTAATAAGCGTCAAGGCGGAGTTCGTAGTCATAGCCTCCGGTAGTGGTATTATAGGTAGGTTTATACAGGTCTACTACTTCAAATATTCCCAACTCATTGTCTATGTAGTCCCCTAACTTGAAATAGATAGGACTGGCAAGGGAAAACTTTAGAGTTACATAATCTTCCTGCATCAAAAGGAAGTGTCTTTTCGAACCCTTATTGATAGGAGTCGAAAAGCGAATGTTGCCGGATATGTCTTTGATGTCTACTAATTCCATAACACACCAAAGTTCGGAGATAAAAATCTCAAAACATAAAATCCGGCAACCCTATAAACCACAATTTGCCTATTGTGGCAATTTTACTCTCTATTACCCGGATTCGGCTCGTTTAGCTTTACTGAGATCTTTGAAAACGTCCTTATTGTATTGATTCCAAAAGAAGCGGACCTAATATAATACAAATGATATACTTCTTCGCCTAACGCTGGGATCTTGACAGTAAATTCCCCCTTTGTTATCTCATTCAGAAATGCTTTATACTTAGCTATGTAATCAGTTGGGGAATTCCCTTGTAGGGTAAAGGTTAGTGTTAGATCCCGTTCATCAATCTTCCGATTGGCTATAATTATTTTCTTCCCGTCCTGTAAACGAGACTTATTCTCTATAATTTCTTTCATTGGAAGCGGAGCGTAGATAGCTTCAATGAACCCGTCTCCCATTCTCACGCTCCACGTCGCAAAAGCGTCTTTATTGTTAATTAATAAGTCAACCATAGATTATAATTTTGATGTATTACGTTTAACTTCTGCAATATCTGTCTCAATATTCTTCAATGACTTGTTCATGCTTGTTGTATCATCATGAATACCTGTCAACTCTTCATAAGACAGCCTTAACAAATCCCGTGTCTCACTAGCAATATCCTTTATCCCTGTAGTATTGGAAATAATAGGCAGCATATCAGCTCTCAATTCAAGAATAGACATCGTTTGAAGCTGGTTCTGATTTTTAATCTCTTCTCCGGCAATTTGCAAAGCAGTGAAACGTCCGTTAAGTTCATCTATTGAATCCTGAGAAGCAGTTGCAAAGCCTTTCTTCGACGATTCCTGAGAAGTAGCAGAAGTATCCCACCCAAATGTTTTAAACATTTCTTCTCGATCACGCATCATATCTTCTACAATCTGCTGATACTGTTCTTTGAGAAGGTCTGCTTCGTTTTTAGTAATTTTACTATCACTTCTCGCAGCATCACTCCATTGTTCATAAAGAGCATTTATACGGTCTTGATACTGGCTAGCAACTAGCCCCGCCATGATTGACTTACGTAAATATCCCTCAAAGTTATCACACATATCTTCAAAAGAAGTATCCATATCGGATAACTGATCAATAAACCCATTGTAGAAGGAATCAAAATCAACCCCTGTCATGGCTTGATTAAGAGCATCCCTCAGTTCATTCGCTTCATCTTTACAGGCTACGATGCTATCCAGGTTTTCACGGATTCTGGCATCAATTAAACTCCATGCTTCCGGCATTTGGGACTGAATGAGGAACAATTCATCTCCTGACAAACTATACAAGTCTGTCATGGAGCTTATTGATTTACCTAGGATGTCGCTCATCTGCTCAAAACCACCTATTGCACCAACATTTTTGTTAGAATGCCATTCCGCACTATGAGACTTCCAACTTGCACCGGCACGCCCTGAAGCAGCGGCAATCTTTTGGAGATTGATTACTTTCTTCTCGTAATTATCCATGGCTTGTGTAGCTGCTTGAACAGATGCAAATCCACCACCGAAAACTATATCTTCCTTGCTTTTGTCAATAATACGATCATAGACCTCATTTATTGCTTCAAGCTGTTCCTTTACTCCTTCATAATAAGCGGTACCGTCCGGCCCCCCAAAGAAACTGGATATAGTTTTAGTTATACCGGCAAGAATCCCCGTAGTTGATGAAATTATACTGAATGGCTTTGTTAAATCAATGCTTTCAAGCCCGTTCATGATTTGCCCTAATCCGGAAAGAGCACCGGAAATAGATTCGGGGACCTCAACACCTAGATTTGTAAGCATATCAACTAAGTTATTACCGGCGTTTACCAACTGTTGCCCTTGTTGCCCTATACTATTAACCGCTTTTGTCAATTTGCCTTGCGATTCAAGACGCCCCTTCTGCGCATCAGATAAATTTCTTTCTGCCTGCTCCTGAGTAAGCAACTTAGTTATCAGTTTTCCGGTTTCATCAGTATATGTTCCAACAACAACTTCTCCACCCTCTTGTATTGTATTCAAATCCTCTTGCGCCTTTATTACGGCTTCTGTAGCATTTTTATAGCCTTCAATGCCTTGTTTAAGTTCTCCGAAAGGATTTCTTTCTGCAATCTTCAAATCAATATTACTGAATGCTTCTTGCAGTTCTTTTAAATCAGTCGGTTTTAAATCTTTCGCTGAATTATTTATTATCTCTTTCAGTTTATCACGCATCTTGGTGAGAGTTTCCGTAGACTGTGTATTCAAGTCCCCGAAAATATCTGCAAAATTGATAGTCTTCTTTAGTTCATCAAAAGTTACTTCTTTCAGTTTACTATCCAGTTCTTTTTTTAGGGACTCTTTTTCACCTTTGGTTGCAGCTTCTACTATCTTTTGGTTGTATTCTGCATTTATAGCCACTTTCTTCTGTTGGAAATTGCCATATTCAACAAGATATTCATTCCAGGCCTGCGCCTCCTCCTTATAGGGGGCAATAGATTGTTGTATCAATTCGTTTGATATTAGCTCGTTGAACTTAGATGTATCAACCTTTACCGTAGAAGGATCAAATGTCTTTTTCTTGTAATCCTTGCTTTTCTTGGCATTTAATTCCTCTTGGGCATCAAACAACTTCTTCTGATATTCGATTTCCGTCCGAATATAATCTTCTCTTTGGCGTTCTAGGTCTTGTATTTCCTTCTTGTTATCCAATTCACGCTGTGCACGGATTTTAGCTTCTCCTTCTGTCATGGTATCAATACGGGACTGTATAGCCTGATTTTCCAAATCTTCTTCCCGTCGCTTTCTTTCGATGGATTGCTTATCCATGAGGCTAGAGATTTTTTGATTCTGGTCTACAATAGAGTTGTATTCTTTAGTAAGCCCTTTATCATCATAGATTTTTAGTTTTTCCTCGGCTTCCGTTTTCTGCTTTATGAGAGCATTATATTGTTTTGCGACTTCTTCCGGTACACCTTGGGTACTTCCAGTCTTTAAAACCTTTAAATAAGAATCTTGAATTTGTTTTAGTGCATTATCGGCTATCTCAACTTGTTGTTGCCAATAATCATAGGTTCCTTCTTTAGGTTTAGGAAAAATGCTTATAGTATTTATATGGTTAATAAAAGCCGTCTGTTGCTCATCTAGCTTAGATATATTATTTGAAATATCGTTGTATATCTTCTTTTGCTCTTGAAACGCTTTATTTGCAGCAACGATTTCGTCATTAGCTTTAGCTACAGCATTAGTAGAACCATATAATCCTTTCTGTTGTGCTTCCAAAGCTTTATCTCTTTCCTCATTAGCTCTCAATAGTCTTTGGCGTGCCTTTTCTAAAGTTACTTGCTGATTCTTTAGTTTTATATCCTCTTTATCTTTCTTTACTGCAATATCCGCAGCTTTATCCATATAACTTCGGGCTATAGCACTCTGTTCTATTTCTTTAGACAACGCATTATAAGCAAGTTTCAATTTGTCCAAATTTACTTTCTCTCCATTAATAACATCAGCATATTTAGGATATTTAGAAATCCACGCATTTGCGGCAGCTGTTCTCTCCTTTTGTGATGCCGATGTATTTTTTAATTTTGTATAAAGCAAATCTAATTCTACCCTTTCTTTTTTCGATGCTTCAATCCCTTTTCTTCTAGCTAAAGCTAGTTCCTGCTCGGCTGAAAGTAAATCAAGGGTGACATCTCTTGCTTTTCCTAAACTACCAATCCATTTAATTACATCTTTCCCGTATACAGAAAGCAAAGTCAGCCCAACAACAAGAGCGGTCTGCCAACTTAAAATAGATTTTGTAAGCTGCTGCCATACAGGAGCAACAGCCTTGACATCTTTATTTCCTGCTTTTAATTCTGCTTTAAATGCGGCATATTCTTTTCTCGCTTTAGCAATCTCATCTACAACGATAGGCAGGTTGTTTGAAATCGCGAGGAAAAAGGTATTAGCACTTACAGCTAGAGAAGGAAGCTCACGGGCTACCTGTTGCACTGAATTGCCAAGTCCGTTCCATGCACTTGCATAATTACCAACATTCCTTTGATGATTCCCAATCGTTGCATCTAGCTCTTTTATTTTTGCATCTGCTTGTTGAATAGAAACTAATAGTTCTTTCCCAAATGGAGATGTTCGCTCACTTTCTGTCAATGTTCTATAGGCAGCTCTCATCCTACCTAAAGATTGAGAAAGAGCATCCATAGAAGTAGCTGCAGCGTTGTCTAACTTAGCATTAGCACTCAAACTCTGTCTTACTTCAGCAAGTGCTGTTTTATGAGTAAGCAAAGAGTTATTTAATTGTTCCAGTCTCCTTTGTTGAGCAGATGAAAGGCTAGAAGATTCTCCCTGTGATTTAGTGATCTTTTTTATTTCTGCGTTAAGTAGCCGGATCGCATTTTGCTCTTCTATTAATCTTTTTATGTTTTGCCCTCTCGTACCGAGAACATCACCGATTTCAGCTTTAAGTTCTTCATACGCCTTAACCTGCGCCTGAATAGAAGTTGTTTCCGATGTATTAGTAGAAGAATTGGTACTAGAAGAAGAAGCATTAATCCCCTTTGCTGCCTGCGACATTTTGTCCTGTGCCTGAATAATCTTATTCGAAGCATCAATAATTTTATTTGCAGACGCTGTCATCTTAGCCTCCGTCTCTCCTACCTTAGCGGCTAAGACATCATATTGAGTTGTGAGGTTCTTTAATTGTGCCTCCAAACCTTGCGCTATATCAATATCGACTTTTACATTGATACTTTTCAATGACTTCTTTACATTCTCGATTTCTTGCTTCAATTTTTGAAGTTTCTGAATGTCACTGTCTACATTTACAAATATCCCTGCCATATTTATTTATATATTTTCTTTTGGACTTGCCTTATTGCGTATTTTCTTGCTGCCGTCAACACATCATATCCTTTTGATTCTACAAAAGAGGCATAAGGCATTCCGTCAGCTAAATATAATCCGTCTCGTGGCTTTTCCGAGTATATCAACATATTTTCCGTATTTCTCACAGCTTCGGGATGCCTCCCGTCATCTCCCACTTCAATAGCTACTATACGTCCATCTCTTACCACACAGAAACCAGGAGCATTACGTAAATTAAATGTATGATTTTGGTATTCTCCGTTTTTCTGGGCGTAACGTATGGCGTCTTTTCCTATTTCTACTAACTTAGAAAAGAAAGCGTCCTCTATTTGTTTTTGAAGTTCGCTCAACCCGCTATCATCCCCTATGAATTCCATACTTACTTATTTTGACGCCTTCGTGATGCCATATCTTTACCTTTCACTTTCTTTATTTTATCTCCAAATACTTGATGTATTTTATCACGTTGCATTAAAACCAGATTTCTATACGGTATTTCATACACAACTTCTTTATAAGACAAATGCAAATTTTCCATGAACGACGCAATTTGTCCTAATAGCGTTTCATTACCGGCTATTTCGGTGTCGCTGCCAGCATACTTACGTTCTTCGCTAAGCCGACAGCTTTCTGAAAAACCGATACATCAATCATTGAGATCGCTTCTTCCACGCCGTTTACACACTCTTCATAAGTACCTTTAGAAAGTTCTTCAAAAAGACTATCATCACCGTTAATAAACCATGAAAGAGCATGGGCGTAGTATTTTAAATCTGCTAGAGAAAGGAGGATTTCTCTTAATGTTTCTCCCTCTCGTACATCACATAAGTACGATATAGCATTTGACAAATTATGTATAGTTGGAGGATATATTGTATACCCTTTCTTATTTACAATAATCGTCCTAAAATCATTCCCAATAATTGATTGTGATATAACTTTTGCCCCTTTGTTCATAACTATTTTATTAAAAGGGGCGAGAAACACAAATCCTCACCCCTCACCACTTTATAATATAGATAATGTCTCCGACGATTGCGCTCCAACTTCTCCTGAAGAGCCATAGTTTGCATTAGTTTCAGCGTTCACCCGCCTTGATCTAGTTGAATAACTATTTAGGGAAAGCGATTCAGAAGAAGCAAGCGTTACATTTTCAGATCTTCATACCCCTTCTTTTACTTCACTCGCATCAAACCAATATTCTGGCATAACAGCCTCATTTAAAGGTTCTAACATTGTTGCTACGACTGCAATACCAACCGCTCCATCAGTGTTAGCTTCACGAGCTACTATATTTGCATAAGGAAGAACACAATACTGATCGTCTTGTGTTAGTGCAATCAAACATTTTTTCACTTCCACAATACCACGAGCACGCTTCCATCCTTTATCGGTATTAATAACTTCACCGCCCATCAACTCTTTTTTAGTCGCATAATCATAGCGTCCAATCGTGAAGTTAAAGGCCACATCTCCCATTGTTTTTCCTCCCATACGGTAAGTTGAACCTGTCAGCTGATTTTTGTAAGAATCTTGTGTAGGCTCTCCTTCTTCGATAGTCCACGTGTCTTGATGCACATTTTTTATTTCGGTAGCAGACCCGTTTGCTTTTACCAAAGCATATAACGCTGTACCCGTCAAATCCGCTGATACTGCATCTTCATCGGCATACCATAATCTTTTTATATCAACTGCTGATATTTGTATATTTTCTGCCATATCATTTACATTTTTACATTTAATACCTTAAACTTTAAAACCACATTTACGTAACTACATTCAAGCTTCGCATCTTCTTCTATTCCTATCCGGTCTATTTCCCAATGATATTGAGTACTATCAAACATCCCACTTTCTCCTATAAAAAACAGTTTTGCAGCTCTTTCCAACTCATTTAATCGTACCGTATTGGTCTTACCACTGGCCAAATATGGAACGCAGATGTTAACATGAGGATAACATACCTCCCAATAAGTTTCTGGCTCCAAAAGATCTCTTACAACAATCACTATTAATTCGTTTTTTACACTTTTTTTAATAGCATTCCAGCTGTCGTAAACGTCTTTTATTAAAAAGCCTTTTAACTTATCACACAGAATCTTGTATATGTCAGTCGTTACAATCATACCCAAATATCACATCTACCCTTAAATTCCTCCGAATAGCATTCGGCATTCTTCTTCACATCTCCCTCTCCTACAATATTCCCTTCGGTGTCCAGACATCTGATATGAGATCCTAAAATAATCTTTTTACCCTCATAAACCACATGGTAATTATATACCCAGCGTTCACCATTGACAGAAACTTCTTTCTGTTGGGAGTTGTCATGGCAGAAGCAATCTGTTACATCCTGCCAATACTCTCCACCGGTTTCCGGTATTGGTCGGTTATACTCGTCATTCTCTTCCGGAGTAATAACCTGTAATTGCAATTTATGCGGATGTTCTTCTAGCATATCACCAAAATGTTACTTTAGGTTTATCTGTATTCAGTTCATCTTTCAGTCCATACTTATTGCATAAAAAAGAATAGTATGACTTTATCCCGGAAATATCCCAAGAAAGAGACTTTGAATGACCGTTTTCTGATACCGATTTAGAAGTAGCTCTAAGCAATAAGGAGGGAATAAATCTTGCAATCGCAACAGAGATAGACTGTAAATTGTCTTCAGTCATTTCCCCGTCTGGATCAACCCCTGAAGAAAGATTCATCTCTACCAAGTCAGCCTCCGACAATGATATGCCGAATGACTGAAACTTTTGCTTTATGTAGTCACTAATTATCATACTTACGCATTCATCGTATCCAGGTCAAAAATTACAATCTTATTGGGAGATGTAAATTCCGGGATCCATTCGGCTCCATATTCCATGAACCTGCCTTCATCCGTACGTATGTTGGAAATATACATACCACCTTCTGAACGGGTGTAAGTCTTTCCCGGAACTGGATCGGTAATTTCATACGGAGTATGCCAGCGCATCTTTCCCTGTTTAGGAGTGGTAAACAAAGAAATACGGTTGTCTTTAAATACCTGTTTGAAAGTGCCGTCTGACAATTCTACCAAATCTTCGTTGATTACGATAGGCGGCAAGCCCAATCCTCTAAAGATAGTGGTCGCCATCTCACTAGACATAAGCCCGGCAGACAGTTGGACTTCTTTAGAATCAAAGCTTTGTTTGTAGAATTCTCCGAAGTCCTTTGATCCAATAATGCTTTTGATAAAAGTCTTTCGGGACATTTCCATAGAAACGAACATGCCGAAATTAGTACGTAATTCAACGGTTTTCTCCATAAGATAACGAACAAAATTCAGTTTGTCTGAAACTTGCGGAGTGATACGATGAACCGGAAGTTCCATTTCAAGCAATTCAATTCCTTGCGGATTATCGTCTACCTTTACCGATGCTTTACCATCAGAACGAAGATCACCGTCCACAATATCCATACGTTTGTGTGGAGCAAGCAATACCTGACGCATATCATCTACAATATAGTTGATAATATCGTCCAGTGCAGCCCGTTGATCTGGTGTCTTCGCCTGATTGAACTTATTGATTAGTTCTTGAAGCATATCGAGTCTATCGTTGTCCATCTGGTATCTATCCCCCATATAGGCAACTTCGCCATATCCAGAACCCAAAGATTTACGCTCTCTTAACGGCTTGTTAGAGTTACGGTCAATTACAGAACCGGCAACAACACCCGTTACTGTTCCCAAATATGTTTTGAACACACGGGATTTCGTTTCCTCAAAATCGAGGTGCTTTTTCCAAAAGATTTGATCCAGTCTTAGAGCCTGCACACGGTCGATAACCGCTTTCACCACTCCCGGATCATTCAGTAATGTTTGAATAGTCAAATACATAGTTCCTCCTTTCTTTAATAAGTGAACATGAATCTGTCACCCAAAGTCTCCTTATCCTTATCGGAGATAGGAACAATGAGTCTTGTCGGTCTGATCTCGTACGCTTGGCCTATAGCGGTAACAGTTGCACCCGCTTCTACTTTAGTCCATGCATAATTTAAAGCTGTTGCTGTTACTTTTGCCGTTTTACCGGCTGCGGCAGTAGCTTCAAACAATACCGCATCCTTTTCTGCGGCAAGCGTTGACGAAGCGGCCAGAGTAACGGTATCATATTCCGCATTACTTTTGTCGATAGCTTCAATTGTACCGCCATTTGTACCATTACCAATATGCATACCGACGTACGCAAGAGAATTTTTCTTGATCTTCAACGAAGTAGAACCGGCAGTGATCTTCTCGGCTACTTCAACGTTCAAAACAGCTTTTGCCGTTCGTTTCACAAAATCAAGAACCAAAGGGGTAAGAGGCGGGATCTGCGCAACCCCTGTCAAATTCGAAATATCCAGATTGAAACCACCAGAATATCTATAAACCGTTTCAAAACGGCACATTTCCGGCATTTGTCTCTCAATCGGATTTAAATCATACTTAAAACCTGCTGGCATAATTAATCCTGTTTAGAGTTTTTAATTTCTTCAGTTCCCTTGTTTATCAGGGCAGCAATGTCATTTGAATTGTTTTGCTCATTGCTTCCCGATTCGGGAGTTCTCACATCTTGAAATCCTGCGTTGGCAAACGTCTGCTTTGCATCCTTGAAATAGTTATCCAAGTTTACATCTTCGGGAATATTCAACATAGGAACAAGGTTTTCGGGAATACCATACTCCTTCGCTTTACCTATGATTTGCTCTTGACGAGTGGCTTGTGCCTTCTCTGTTTCAAATTGAGTAAGCTTATCAGAAAGAGGTTTAACGGCTGCATTAACTGCGTTCGCAATGATGGTCGCTATATCATCTTTCTCTTCTTCCGGCTTCGGTTTTGGGTTAGGATTGGGATTCTCGATTTTATTTTTCAATTCGTCCAATTGTTTTTGTAGACCCGATTTTTCGTTTCTAACAGAATCAATGTCTCCTTGAAAAGCCTTCAGAAGTCCTTCGACCCCACTAATAGCAGTTTCTATTTGACTTTCTTCAGTTACGGTTTTAGACAAGTAGTCAGCTACCCCGTCAAACGCTTTATCACCAAACCCCAAGGTTTTATACTTCGTTTTTAGTGCTACTAAGATTTTTCCTTTCATACTGTATGAATTAGTTTTGATTTTCAACAGCATAAAGTTACACTCAAAGAAGAAAGCTATAAAATTATTATATGAGGGATAAACCACAATTGAGCAATTGTGGGAAATTAGTAGTTATAAGTTTATTTTTTAGAAGGGAAATGAGATAAAACGGAAAAAGAAAAACGGAGGTTGGGACTCCGCTTCATTCCAAAAGGTTTATGGTAATTCCATTAATTTTAATTCCCTTTCTATTTCATTGCATTATATGTAAAGAGGTATTCTTCATAACATCCCCAAGTTCAGATAAAGCAAATGATAAGGTTTTAAGTTCTTCCTTTGCATTCATAGCGCCTCGCCTATTTTATTCACTCATCATAATATAGGCTTGACTACTTCAATCCTCATGCCAAGTGCGTTCATAATCCTATAAAATGTGGCTACACTTGGCGTTATTACGCCCTTTTCAATGCGTGATATATAAGATTTGGTCACATTGATACGTTCCGCAAGCTCGGATTGTGTAACCTTAGCTTCTTTTCTTGCATCAAGTAATATCTGACTAGTATAGAAAGAGTATGCTTCTTCATCGAATTGAGCTCGTTCGACGGTACCTTCTTTTCCGTATTTACGTTCAAGAACAGCGCTGTAATCATTTATTTGATGATTGTTTGTCTCCATAATATGCCTCCTTTATTTTTAATGCCTTTTCTATTTCATTATTAGGTGTCTTTTGCGTTTTCTTCTGAAAGCCATTAAAAAGAACAACTATCTTCCCTTCGTCAAAAATGAAAAACACCCTGTAAATATTACTATTATACTCCATACGCAATTCATACAATTCATCACGCAGAAACTTTATGAACTTAACCGGTAGTCGATCCTCCGACTCCAATAAAGAGATTATATAATCCAGCTTCTTTATTTCTTTATCCGAAAGCGTGGAAATAAATCTTTCAAAATATCCTCCGTATGTTATTATCTTACGTTTCATGGTACAAAAATAACAAAAGTTACATTATAATGCAACTTTTAAAACCTATATTTCAATGCAAAATGAAAATTTAACTCTTTAGAAACAAAAACCGCCCCTCTTGCGAAGGGCGGGAATGAGTTACAATGTTGACTCCGAGAAATCCAGTTCGTACACGATCTTTCCACTCTCGTCCCTACTGAATACTCCCACACAGATAAGTTCAGGGAATCCGGGACCTGGTATTGTAGAAAAAATTACGGATATTGCATCTCCCTCGGCAATATCCAGCGTTTTCACTAGCTTTTCGGCTTCTTGCTCACATAAATCTGCAAGTTTCTCCATGCTGTCCGTGTTCTTGCCACAACTGACGGATAATCTGGAGGCGTAATTGGATGTTTTCATGATTATATTTTATTTGAGGGTTAGGATTCAGAGTTAAGCAGAGAACCTGTCGCCTTATTCAATACCAGATGATATTTCTTTTTCTCTCCTGCCTTAGTGGTTGCTTCAACGTCTACTATTACGTTGTCTCCTTCCAATGAATATGAGGTCTTGTCTACTCTTATTTCTTCATCGGTAAATTTAGTCTGCCAGACAAAAGATTCTAAGTATCTATATTTTGATATATCCACACAATTTACAGTATTGCCTGCTATATAAACCATATTCTTTACAGATAAAGATATGTAATTGCTTCTTTCTATATACCCAATCCAATTTTGAACATCTGGACTATTATTACCATATATATTCTTCAAATCTTTATCTAATATAGCTATATCATATAAGCTAGTTCTACTCGTTGTGTAAATAGCAATATACTCTCCATACCAATCTACCATTTTTTCCGGATAAAAAAATACTTTGTTATAATCACCATAATACACTTTATCGAAAAATTCTTTCTTAACCACTTTTCCGTCCTTTGTCTTTAATATAAATTTATGTGGATGAGCGATTAAGTCACCATATAAACTGACCAATATGTAGAGATAATCATCCTTTTTCAAAGTGCTTTGTATATAGCAGCCTCTAACAGGATACTCTTTTGTCTCCCCAAACCCTAAATCCTCTATATATCCTTCTGCTTTGTCCTTGATAGTAAAAGCCTTGTTGCCTGATTCGTCAATAGCCTCTATATAATAATCTCCTTCAAAAATATAAGATTGTAGTTTAATATCACCTACTTGAACCGTACTATTGATACTATATTTTGGAGGTTCCGGTTCATCTATTACATCTTCACTAGAACTACAGCCTGCTAATAGCAACAATGCTATTACTGGAAATAAAAACTTCTTCATATTTTGTGTGTATTATGGTTGTACGGAGGCAAAATAACATACAAATGCACACAAATGCAAATATTTCCTTACTTTTCTTTGGTTTTAGGTGATTTTTCTAGCATTAAATAAAAGCAGGGAGAAATTAAACGCCCGCACAAGTTAACAAATCATGTACGGGCGTTCTCTTTATTTATTCTCCGGCTTGATAAACCCGATCGGATTACGTGGCTTATTCTCCATCCTTTTTTGCGCCTGAAGCTCCGCTAAGGTCTGGTTGATTAGCTCTAATTGCATCCGGGTATCGTCGTTGATGTCGTTATAGTCCGCAAATACTTCCTCTATGTATTCCTTTAGCTCTTTAACTTCTTTCTCAATGTTGCCTAACCGGTCTATAGGTGGATTCGCCAGCATTTGCCGAACAGCGACAAAGGCACGCATGATATTGATATTTACCTGTATGGCTATATCTGAATTAAGAACACCGGAAAGCATTGCTAAACCTTGTTCTGTGAAAGCAAATGGAAGTTTACGAGTACCACCCCAACTTGATATCACAAATTGTGATTTCAAGATAGCCCACTCATCCGAAGTTAATTGAAACATAAAATCGGAAGGAAATCTTTTCATATTTCGTTTTACTATTTATTATCGTAGAACGAAATCGTATTAATTAAATATTCCGAATAATTATATATGTCGTTCAAGCTTGTAATCTCATGTTTCGTTTCTTTCTTGTTTTCGTCAAAAGTAGCTATATATTTCTTGCTAATTGCATTAAAATACATACGACAAATCGGTTTTCTATTATTGTCATCCAGTAATATGGCAAAATAAGTTTGAGCATCACGATAAACGACTCTTGAAACATCTACCGCCTGTCTAAGTATTGATTTTACTATAAAATAACTTTCTATTTCTTCCTCTGTTGTTATTATCTTATTCCCGTCTTCTTCTAATGCTTTATTATCTATCTCTTCATTTTTTGCCTCTTCTACAGTTTCAGTCTTTAAGGCAGATTTGAGCCTGTCCGAAATCAATTCATTTATATATGAACTGATAGATTTTTTTGTTAATTCAGTAAACTGATCTAACAATTTAGCGGTGATAACTCCATCATACACTTGTTTTGATAAATATTTTACAAATTCAGATGAGGGACTAGAAAATTCTTTTGCAATAATACTTTTTAATTCTCCCATGTATTTTAGTTCACTAGCAGAACTCAATACATTTTCTACATTAAAATATGACTTATGGAATTTCTTTAACTCTTCTATTTGAGAGTCTCTTAATTCTGTTATATTAACTTCCAAGAATGGTTTTTCATCCATCTTGTTTGGCTCTATAAGATCGGTATAAAACCTATAGATAACTCCATTTGTTAAAACCCCAAATTTAGCCTTAGAAACATTGAAATAACGTATCAACTGATTATCGTGTAAATTTAGATCTTGCGCCCAATGCTTGCATTCTATAAGTATAATCGGCTCCCCATCCTTCATTATAGCGTAATCTATTTTTTCTCCTTTCTTCATCGCTATATCGCACGTCATTTCGGGAACGACTTCTAAAGGATTAAATACATCGTAACCTAATGTGTTAATAAATGGCATTATAAAAGCATTCTTTGTCGCTTCCTCTGTAAGAATACTATCTCTAAGCTTTACAACTCTGTCCGCCAATTGCTTAATATTATCTTTAAAGTCCATCTTTTATGTGTTTTTATGGTTGTACAAAAGCAAAATAAATGACAACTGTTCATAAATGCAAGGAAATCAACATATATCTTTACTTTGAAGGTAAAAAAGTTGTTTTTCCTTGCTTTTTTCAAAAATAGTTTGTATGTTTGCGGCGTTCAACATATATAAATCGACTGTGCGGGCGGAGCTTGCATTAATCATGCGGGCATTTTTTATGCTTGTATTTAAAATATTGAGGTATATTGTACCCCCGTGTGGAACTGTAATGGAACCACAGCATAGTCGATATGTGTTGAACAGCGGGAAAGGCAATATACCTTTTTTATTTATTGTTATGTTCAACAATATCGACAATCATCATCGAACGAATAATAGTAGTTTGATGGCGACGTTAATCCACGATACGGATAGAATGAGTTCGCTTGAAATTGCGGAACTCACAGGAAAACAGCACGCACATATTATGCGTGATATTCGTTCTCTTTTAGCGCAAGGAGTATCACAATCCAATTTTGGATTGTCATCCTACAAGCAACCACAGCCAAGAGGAGGATATAAAGAACTCCCCTGCTTCGAACTCACCAAGAAAGGCTGCCTGATCCTCGCCTCCGGATACGACGCAGTACTACGTGAGAAGATTATTGATCGCTGGGAACAACTCGAACTAGAGAAGCGCAAACCTCAAACTCCCCAGACCTACCTCGAAGCCCTGAAAGCCCTAGTATCATCGGAAGAGGAAAAGCAACGGTTAGCACTGGAGAAGAAACAACTGGAACAGCAAAACGCCAAACTCCAGCCAAAGGCAGCCTTTGCCGACGCAGCTTTTGCCACCGACGACAAGGTAGACATAGGAATGTCCGCCAAGATACTGAAACTCGGTTTCGGGCGCAACACCTTATTCGACAAGCTAAGGAAAGCGGGCGTATTCTTCGCCAACCGCAACGAGCCAAAACAGAGGTTTATTGATGCCGGATACTTCGAGATGAAGGAGAAGTTCATCGAGCGCACCAACCATCCGGGATTTGTCGTAACCAAAGTGCTAGTTACCCAAAAGGGATTGGCTTATCTGAACCACCTGTTTGGCGGTAAGCCTTCTGACGGAAAGCTAGCCAAGATAGTATAACACACATCACACATTTACAGCAGTCCGTTTCAATGCCGGACAGCCACAACTATATCAAAAACATACGAATATGCCAGAAATTACAATCATTGTATTATGCCTGCTTGCCGGATATAAGATGTTCGGTGATGATAACGACAGGCTTTTCATGTGCTAAGCAAGAGCGACACGATAGTATCAACACATTAAATAATAAATAAAATCATTATGGAAACAAGAAGTTTGGAATTATGGTCTACCGATAGGATTGATTTGGTAGAAGCGAAAAACGGTCAAGCCGTGACCTCTTCTTTGGTGGTTGCGGATTACTTTAGGAAGGCGCACAAAGATGTACTTAGGTCGATTAAAATGCTGGATTGTAGCAGTATTTTTCAAGAGCGCAATTTTGCGCCCTCGTTCTATATCAGCGACTTAGCTAATGGAGGACATAAAAACAACCCCATGTACTACATGACCCGTGACGGCTTCACCTTCCTCGCCATGGGTTTCACCGGAAAGGTAGCCGCCCAGTTCAAGGAAGCCTACATCAACGCCTTCAACGAAATGGAAGAGAAACTCCGATCCGAGCGTTGCACCAAGTACGCAGAACGCATCGTCAAAAAGCAAATCAAGGAGTTCAACCAATCATTGCAACAAACGCTCGCTAGCGGTCGCAATAAACACGGAAGTATCTACGGTGGGATGATACCCTACGGAAAGGAAGAAGTTGCGTACAACCCAAAAGAAAGCATGGAATCGAATTTAAAGCGGATATTCGGTCAAGTACATGAGATGTGTAAAGATGGCTTTCTTATGACTTCGTTAGCTGTCGAGACGAACAAGATGCTACAAGAGATTATTAACAAGAAATAGATTTTGTCAGGGGCTTCGGCCGGCACATTAGTTGACGCCAATCAGCGGGAAAGGGTAGCTTCAGGGCTGCCCTTTCTTTATGTATAGTCTCTCATGCAACGTTTCGCTCCCTGACCATATTTGAGATAATGGCGTAAACCTTATCCAAGATATTATTTCTTTCCGCTATTTCAAGTTTTGTTTCTCCCTTGAACTTCTTCTTATAGTTACTAATAGAAATGTGATAGAGGTAATATAATTGCTCATAAACTTTGTGCCAAACGTCCTGTTGTCTAGTGTTGGTTGCCGAAGCATATTTGTTCACCAGTTGGCGGATCTTATCACGAAGAGAAATTTCCGGAACCTTTTCCGATGAAACAGCAACCGTCAACAATAATTTCCCGTTTTCTTCTCTCTCCTGTTCCATTGCATCCAGTCTCTTTTCTACGTTTTCAATCCGTTTGCTTTGTTCAAGCAAAGCTTGTGCGGACTGGACCAGTATTTCAAGTTGGGATAATGGCTTCAGCTTTTCCTTTAGAGCTTTTTCCATCGCATTGAAAGCTGCAATATAATCAAGTTTAAAGCGCATAGCCTTTTTCCCTGTAAATCCCATAGCCAGCAAAGTAAAACCGTCACGATTCATTATAAACATTGGGTATTCTTGCTTATTTTGTTCGTTAACGTAAATAGTTTCAACAAACATGGGGTCAGCCGAATTTTCGGCACACCCCTGTATAAGTTCCCTAATAGCATCTAAAACATGTTTATGCTCTTTACCGAACTTTTCAGCCACCAACAAGCTACTTGTTAGCGCTTGGTTGTTCTCACCTTTAAATACTAAATCGTTCATATTATTAAATATTTTGTTCTATTTTTCCTATACTTTTTGTATAATCCCCGTAATTTTCTAACCATACACCCTAAATATTGTTCTTTTTGACTGATTCTAAAGATTCATTCTTTTCTTCCTCCTCAATCTCTTTCAGGACTTCATCCACCATTTCGGCATTACCGGCAAACAAAATTCCTTCTCTCTGAGACCATACTTTACCATTTACCGCACTAACTGCCGTTGCTACTCGTTCGTCAATGTTATCAATCATATACGGAACCAAATCCACATCAATATCAATAGTCTGGGACGCCTTGTCAAATTCGGATGGGTTAATATCCGCCAAAGCTGATACCAAAAAGTTTACCCTCCGTTGAAAGAACTCTCCAATTACTTCCGCATGATTAGATACCGCCATGTGCGCACCCATAAAAATATACCTGAACGCTTTCCCTGAAATGGCATTTCCAAGACCTTTCAACTCTTGCGGTGATATACGTGGAGTATTCGTCAGATCGTACGCCCTGTTAGTAAGCCCTTCAAGTTCCAATTTAACCGTATCAGGAACCTGATTCCAGGTCAGATATTGAGCGTTCGCCTTATCTCCGGTCAATTGTATGATCCTGTTTCGTTTCTTTCCTGTAAAGCCTGACACATCCCCAAAGAGCATTAAATATGGGAAGAAGTGGTAGTCTATACAATCGGCATAGCTTGATAATATCTTCTCTATACGTACACGTATAGTCTTTATCTTATGGCAATAAGTTTCCGTACGATAACCATATAAAACAGGTAGCTTTTTGAACCCGTGCCTGAAAGACTTCTCTTCTACCGATTCCCACCCATTCGTGTTTTCCCACTGGTAAACATGGGTAGCGGTAACAGTTTGAAAGCATACTATTTCTACATCGTCCAGATCTTTCTTTTTATATTCACGTGAGAAAGCAACCAAATCTCCGGCATCATCAAAGAAAGGGTAAAGTTTATCTCCCCTGAATGGAGACCATATTACGCTGCGAAGCTTATTTTGCGGCCTTACACTTCCTCCGAAAGCCTTCTGTATTTTATTCCAGAATTTAGTCCAGAACGAATCATCTTTGACTGCATACCAGTATTCGGCACATTCCTGTTCAGAAAGCCAAGAACGAACTATACGTTTATTTTGATACTTTATTTTATTCTTCTTCAATACTTGTTGAATAGCATAAAATAACCCTTTTTCATCCTCATTTGACGGAGCGCAATCCATCTTAGGCTCAACCCCTACTGTAAACGCTGTTTGAATATTGGTTATATCTTGCTCCAACGGAATAGATATACGGTTACACGGTTCTGTACGTTTTTTAGCTGGGATAGTAGTGCTTTTACCGGTACTATCATTCCATTCTTCCCTTTCCTTCTCTTCAACAACTTCGATGTCCGGGTATTTTTCTTTATCCACAATGATCTCATGCAAATCAGCGTTCCAATCCTTCCAGTTTTCACCGGTATTAGGTTCCTCCGTTTTACGTCCTTTCTTCAAATATTCGATCTTCTGATCTACATCTTCTAATGCTAAAATCTCTTCTAATGTCATATTGATATATTTTTAACGTCCAAAAATCCCCGAATAATCCTTGGGTTTCTGAATTTTACCAAGAAGCTCACCCAATACATAATAACGAGCTGCATCGATGGCATGGTTATCATGATCTTCCGGTTCATTTATATAGTTCCCATCCTTATCTTTAGCCCACACATATTTCCGTAGTTCTTTTTGAAGATTGTATGAACGTTTAGTTACAAAAATCTCCATGGTCTTCATTTTGTCTATACCTGCGTTAATAGAACCCGAACCCTTTTCGACAGGATATATTTTTATCCCTCCATTGTGTATCTCTTGAATCAACCGTGGATCAGCACTATCGGCTATAACCTTCAATCCCCATGGACGAAGCGTTTTAATGATATCAGAGGAAAGAAGCCCGGTTCGGTAATCTACTTCATCCAAGTACAAAGCATTATCAATAATTCCGCAGCGAATAGAGGCGGACGGGTCATGAGTATACCCGAAATCTTGCCCAAAAGCAACCTTTTTGCACCAAATCGGGAACTCATCAACAATGCCCCATTTTTTGAATACAGCACCTTCCGCCACGTCAGCCCACCGGCCGATAACCACGTGAGCATATTTATCCGGATCATTAACCTTCATATCTTGTACTTCTTTTAAAAATTCTGACGAAAGATTATCCAGGTTATCTAGGTAGGTAGTATGAATGTGAAGCACATTCGGATGAGTGGATATTTGAACTTGTACACCGTCAATATCTATAAGTTTATGAGTTTTTTCAATAAATCGTTTATAAACCCAATGATTAGAATCGCACGGATTCATTATGATAATAATGCGATTCTGAATACCTTTTTGTCGAATGGAAAGCATTATCTTTTCAAAATCCTCTTCACTAGTCCATTCTTCCGCTTCATCGCAGACAAAAGTTGTAAGCCCTTGAATTGACTTTAGTTTAGCGGTCTGAACACCGGATGAAGTTTTTATTCCTCGGAACATAATAACACTATCAGAATAAGTATTGATTATGTCAGTTTTAGTAACATCAAAGCAATCACTTGCAAAATCCAATTCTATTTTATCCTGAAATTCGGGTATAATAGACATAGACGCCGAAGACATTGTATATCTTGAAAATAGAATTTTATGACCTCTTTCAAAAGAAAGTCTTTCCAAAAAAACAGATACATTGAAGCTTTTTCCACTACCTCTTCCACCTGTTACAATTGTAATAAACTTATCTTCATTCTCGTATAATTTTGCATAAGGCGCTTGCGATATTATGCTAAACAATCTCATGTCTTCACCCCTCCATTTTTCAAGAATTCAATAACAGGAATACTTCCTTTCAATTTGATTGTACTATCTTGCTTCTCGGAAAGTCCTAATTTACGAGCTATAATATTGGGATTAAATGCCCCCACAATAGCTCCTTCAAGCTGTTGAGTTTCTATTATATTCTCTATACGTGATATGACTTCGGAAAATACTTCATATTTTTGGCTTGTCTTAAACTCACTCCAATATCCATTATTTGCTCCTATATAAGACAAAAAGCCAGATAATGTATATGGTCTTTGAGTTGGGCTATCTTCTTTTTCCTTCGTCTTTCCTTTGGTCTTATTTTTTATGACACGCCAAGGATTATCATCACACCATTGAAAATATTCACAAGCAGCTTCCCACATTAAATCAGGCGTAGAAAACAGTGTATCACGACCATGTTTGCTATGTAACTTCCAAAATTGATTTCCTTTAGGTGCTGCCATTTCTATTTATTTAAAACTAAACCTTCATCTCTTAGATGAGAAATAATTCCAGTGTAAATATACTCTATATCCTTCCGAAAGTCCTTATAATTATTGTAGAGAACAACCACAGTTTCGATATTGTGGGAAATAAATGTTTTATCGCTGATATTTACCGATTCGGCAATCTTATCCCGAAGTCCTTTTGGCATTCTCCCACCGGCCAAGACACTGGGAGCATAAAGAAAAAGAATAATAAATATAAACTTCTTTCTGATATGAACGCTACCCTTATTTCCCGGACAATCCCTAAAGTCCTGTATTTCACAAAACCATTTATATATGGATGGAATATAATCCAGATCTGACATAATAGGAGCAGATAATTCAGACTCTCTTTCTGACAATCTGGATTTCTGCTCTCTAATAGATTTTAACTCTGATATTTCTGAAAACATAGTACGATTATTAAAAGTAAATAGTATATTTGTACTATGAATTATGGGAGGGCGTCTATCTGGTGGTTCGGGTGACGCTCTTTTACTTTACACTCTTCCCCCACATTTCCGCATTATACAGGGCATAAGCATATAGCTTTATCTCTTCGCTGGTGTCCAGGAATTCCACTTTCATGGCTTCCTTCATACATTCCGCCAGTAGGTTGCTGTTTATTTCTTGCTTCATAACTGATTAGTTTTAACATATCCATTTTCAATGCACCAACACAACATCTCGTAGGCTGCATTCAATGGATTTTCTGCCAATTTAAAAACAAATGGTTCACATATTCCTATCTGATAACTTATACACCAAGGTCCAGCAAAAGTAGATTCAATGTGCAGCTTATATTTTGCACCAAAGTCATTTATGTATCGCGGTAACTTGCCGAGAATATCCTGCAAGGTGTAAGTAAATTCTTTTTCTCGTAATGACATGTCTGCATACCCCATTACATGAAGTACCCATTTATGTCTTGTGGCAGAACCTCTTTGGAATATCATACTTGCATCACTCGTATCTATTCCAAGCTCCTGCAACTGCTTCATTTGCTCGATTGATAATACTTGTTTTAATTTCATAGTTAGTCCTCCCATTCTTCGTCTTCGTATTGCATACAATATCCTAATAAGTTCAACTCTGGATCGTCCAATAAACATTCTTCTTGGTGTACACAATTCATGCAACACCATTCGTCTGATAATATACTCATTGTTATTCGTTTAACTACTTTGTTACTATTGTTATATCACTCCTTACTACTTTCATCTTAGGCTTCTTAAACTGTTTGTCGCACGATGTATAAGGAAGCCAATACGATCTATCTTCATATAAATATTGATCTATTGGAACAAGGTGAAACAATTCATTGTCAAAATCAACGCCAATCAGCATACACTCTATATCAACATCAGGATGCCTTTGGTGATAGATAATGATTTCGCTATGCCGATAAGAGTAATGAATAAATTGATTGCGAGTCATGATTAAATCATTTTTTGTTTTTAATTGTTACCTTAGTTATTTCCATATTAATCTCCTTTCTCTTTAATCCGTTCTAGTACATCTCTGTTGTCTTCGAGTATATCGTCAAAAGACGGGATGGGAAACCATGCAACAACATCATCTATCACTTCATCATAATAGCCGCCATTACTTTTCATCCATTTGTTTTCAGATGAAAAATACGCTTTGAATATATCACCATTCATAACCATTACAATACAGTCGCCAGATGTGTCACAACCAGCCTTGTCCTTAACGCTTATCCAAAGGGATTGCTTGGACTGCCATTCTGCACCACATTGAAAATCTTCCATACAATCAGATTTCCGACTAACATAGTTATCTGGATCAACCTCCTTTAAAACCTCTTTTCTAAACTTTGTTTTATTAGTAGCATAGTCGTATGCTGCTTCTTCTAATGTCTGTTTCATATTACTCTGTTTTACGGTTTTCTCTTAATTTTTCTTCACTGACGGTAGTATTAGAAATTGTATTTGTATTATTGGGTTTGCAATACAAACACATTTGGGTAAAAGGTGAATATACCCTCCCACACTTCGGACAAATCCAGCCCTGCTGTCCAAACAGTCCGTTATACGGATTGATTGCGCTTGATTCTTGTTTCATATTATGGTTTATTAGATTAATATTTCTTCCCGTGCATTTTTTCACGGAGTTCGTTATACTTCATTTTCTGCTCGATGTGCCACATAAGGTCAATACTAAGATATTTAGCAACTCCAAAGATTTCAAGCAGAAGCATTTCTGGTACGACACACGAGCGTATAAAGACTTCATTATTTGAAGTAATAAACTTTATGATATGGAATATTGATTCTGTAAATGATTTATTACAGTAGGTCGCAGAATATTCTGATATTGTTTCCTCGTCGAATGCATCCTCGTCTAAGTCAATTCCTAGAAGTCCATATAAATCAAGCAGGCGTATGCAGGCATCGGCAAGTTCATCCGGGACTGTATCTTTGACGCACTTTTCAAATGCACATTTAAAACGCCTGCTTTCTTCTACCAATGCAGGATAACGATTAAATTCACGTTCAAATGCAACTACACCTTTGAAGACTTTACATTTCCTATCCGCTTCCACAGCCTCCATTAGCTCCGATATTACTAGGCAAAGACAATGTTCATTGCTCAACTCCTGATCGTGAAATCCGTGCTCACAAGCGTTTTTGTAGGACTTATCTCTTAATTCGTTTAAATTCATTTCTATTTTATATTGATAAAAGGGCACGATTTCCAAGAGAAGTATAAATTGTCACATTTAAAACTTTATCGTCAAAAATGGAGAACGTGCCCATATTATTATTACTTTTGTTATGTCACATTTAAATATTAATTTATCGTTATGAAATTAACAGAAGAACAAAAATTAAAACTTCAGCAAAACCTAAAAGGAAAAGGAATTTGCTCTAACTGTGGATTTGATGGCGGCATAGAGCCTCTAAATGCACAATTTCAACTACAATCCCCTGTAATTAACAATGGAGTGATTGATCTCAATTCACCAGTTAATTCATGGCCTGTTATTGCCGTTAGATGCCCTAAATGCGGATTAATTTCGCTTTTTGACGCTAACTTCCTTGACATTTAACCATTGTAGTACTCGCAATGGTTGCAATCTTTTGGACTGCCGTACTTGTTTTAAACTTGTACGGCTTTTTTCTATATTCTTCATTTCTATTTTGATTTGAATTAAACTTCTTATTCGCAAAGTCCATGATAAAGGCTCATGCAACTATATCCGCCTTCTGGTTCAAACATATCATCCATACCTACATCGTTACGGTTTACATACTCGAAAACTTCCTGTACTGTTGGATAAGTCCTATTCTTGCAGAAGCGATTGGGGATGTAACCGGGTGAGAAGAAAGACGAACCTTTTGGAGTTTCTTCTTTCATCCTTTGCTCTGCATCTATCAAGCGGTTACGCCCGAACTCTTCTTGTGAAATGAGTTTGACTTCCTGCTTTCGGCACATAATACAAGGATAGCAACCAACACGGGAAAATCCACGAAAATACAAAGGATTTGGCTTTTGTCCGGCAGATAAGATATGATTTATTACTTCTTGTGCCGACCACTGAAAAATCGGACGGGAAACGCTTGCATCATAGTGTTCACACCATTTAAGTACATCTTTTCTACGATAATCCTGCTTCCATACTTCAACAATCTTTCCTTTGCGATTCTTTTTAATGCGTTCGTAATACTCCCCAAAGTAATTGCATTCATAGGGAAGTTTAGCACGCTCTTCACTTTCCTTTGCCCGGATGCCTTGTATAATCACGCAAGGTTCAGTAAGTGAGAGAATGTAATCAATCATCGGTTTAATTTTCAATTCTGAAGTACAAAACCTTCTTTGGGAAGACGGGAACCGGGAGCGCTTGATAGACATATCTACAAAATCAGTATATTTCTTGCTTCTCAAAACTACTAATTTAACATCAAGCTGTTTGCACACGTCACTAATATGTTGATAGGTATCGGGATGCTCCCAACCAGTATCACAGAAAAAAGCTTCTATTTTATCGGCTCCGTATTTATTGGCAGCTTGGATCAAGCAAGCTTGTGAATCCTTTCCGCCAGAAAAACTTACTATTATCTTCATTTGATTCCTTTCTAAATTTATTTAAATTACACAAATAGCGATTGCTGGATACGTGATAATACAAATTTATTCGCATCAGCAAAGAACTTTTTTTTAATCTCAAATCCGTATGCCCTGCGTCCCAACTGGGCAGCAGCCAATAAGGTAGAACCGCTTCCGGCACATGGATCAATAACGACATCACCTTTGTCGGTGAATATCTCTATCAGTCTACGAAGCAAAGGAACCGGCTTTTGCGTGCTATGAACCTTCGGAGTTTCATTGTCCACCACCCAATCAAAGCAATTGAAGATCATCCGACCATCGTTGTTAAACTTTGGAAGCTTATCGCGGTAAAGCAACAATCCATATTCACAATTGCCGACTATCTTCATATTGGCTTTCAAGACTTGCGCTGAAAAGTTCTTTCTAAATACAAGATTGATGTAATTATTCAGCCCATATCTTTTACCCAGTTCAATATACCGGAACTGGTCTTCAAACTCGCAAAATATTATCATGCAAGGCGCATTGCCTTTTTCCTTGGGTTCCTTTACAAGCATCTGACTACAGAAGTGCATAAACTCGGCAGGGCGAAAATCTTTATCGGTATCAAAGAATTGTTTGCCGGCCTTATCACTTTCCCCGTTCTTGTTATCTCCGTCCACATACCATGAAGGGTTAGAAGCATAAGCACTATTGCCTAAATTGTAAGGGACATCAGCTATAATTAGTTGAGCCTTAGGAATGCCATAGACTTTATAATTCTGGAAATGGTCATTATATAGTTCTATTTCTTTCATTTCTATTCTGTTATGTTTTAACTTCTTTGTATATTACATCAGGGTGATTCTCACAATATTTTATAATCTTTTCGTTTCCTTCCTGCCAACAAATAGGCACAGAGGCTAAACTTCTTACATTTTTTGCTAAATCGCAATCGTTGCAATTTTCTTTCCCCTTAACTTTGATTCGTTCATATTTCTTGCCATCTATAATTATTTTACTCATTTCTATTCTTGTTATACGCAAATCCTTGATAATCATTCAAGAACTTGCAAGGTTAATTAATTGTATCCATTAAGTAGTCTGATATTGCGTATACTACCAGATAAAATAAGATGTTAACTCCTAGGAGAAAGAGGATGTTTAGGAGTATTCTCATCTGCGGGAAGAGCCTTTCAATTCGATTACATTAAACATTTCTTTCACTCTATCAGCGATATAACCTTCATATTTACCGACAAATTCCGTATCAGGATTCAAGTTGGTAGTAGCATGAGTTACAAATTCCCTTCTGACTTCATAACGAAGCTGGAGAATGGTTTGCACTACGTTAATACCTGTCCCATAGTGTTTAGAATCGACCGGTTCCCTCCCCAGTTCATCTATCGCTAGATTACACATACATTCTCTATCAGTATATTGAGCAATACCATTCATCCCTTTTTCGGCATATAATAAAGCTATCTCAATAGCACTAGAAAATTTAAAGCCTAATCTATCGTTGTTGCATCCATACCGGTAACGGTTTATTTTCCCCAGATAACGTTGAAGCCCCTTTATTAAGACTGATTTCCCAACTCCTAAAGGCCCCCATATAAGCAAACCTTTTGAGGAATCTAATAGATTGCTTTTACACCAGACATAATTATACATCTCGGATAAAATATTTTTGTTGCGTTCATCAACGATAAACCCCGGCTCTACCTCTTTCATGGATTTTATAAACTCTTTTTTCCAAAAACATTCTATCCGATCCTCTCCCCAATCTATATCCTTTCCATGAATATGATACCTAACCGAAGGAGATTGATTTAATTCCTGCTGACCTAATTTCACCACTGGGATTATCTCCCCGATTGTTCTGATTATTTCCATACTTCTGTTTTAACCATTCTTGATAATCACGTTCAGTTCCCGTAAAAACGACCCCAGTCCAATCTGATTCGATAGCTCTTTCGATCTGCCGGATAGCAAACTCTTCTTCAAACTTGGAAAGTTTATCAAGCGAAAGCTGAAGAGCATAGTTAAGCTTCTTCTTCCATTTCGGAGTTTTACGGAGTGCTTCCCATGCCGACATAAAAGCCATCGAAGTGAAAGGGTAAACCAATGGAGTTTCATCCCCTTTTTCCTTGCGAGATTTCTTCTTTGGAGTGGGGGGAGTCTCACGCACGTGTGCGTGACTCTCTACGTTTATAGTTTTATTAATATCTATAATAGGTGAAATTTTAATATCATCAGTACCATTTACTGATGATATTACCGGAGTAGAATTTTTATCATCGGTATTTTCATCAGTACGTAGTACCGAAGAAATTACCGTATCATTTACTGATGATTGAGTATCTTTTATTTTGTTATCATCCGTATTTTCTCCGGTATTTTCATCAGTACCATTTACTGATGAAAATACCGATGATTTCATATCATTACTTAGGATTGTCTGAAAAGAATAATAACATCCTATCCTCTTATCTCTACATGATTCGAAAGATATTAAACCTGCATCAGCAAGTATTTTGCGTGATTTCCGTAGTGTTTTATCCCATATATTCAATGAAGTACATAATACAGAACTACGAACCTCAAACACCTCTTTCCAGCCCTTTTCATTGCAAATAGATATTAGTTCATAATATAATGCCTGATCTATTGCGGTGAGATAAGTATCATTTCTAATCTTCCGAAGCTTGGATATTAACTGATAACTATTCATAAACGGAAATATCTATTGGCCGCACATTCATCAAAAGACTTCACACGCTCTATTAGACGCTTTTGTTTGCGTCTAAAGGACAGATCATTATCATACCTATTGTGACATTCCCGGCACAATCCAACTATATTCAAGGGATTTGTATAGTGTTCGGGATACATGCTTTTGGGAACTAAATGTGCAGCATCTACAGCCGGTTTACCACATATAACACAATAGGAAGGAAGGTTTTCCTTAATCTTGGCTATTTCTCTGTTACGTTGTGCTTGTTTAGTACTAATCTGTTTCATATAAGTTATTTTAAAAATAGTTCCCGGATACCGAACCAACGGACACCGGGATTATTTATTTACCATGCTTCATTGCATGACAATCTTCACATAGCGTTTCAAGGCAATACAAGAACTCTAATTCATGACCTACAATAGAATATCCCGCAACTTCATAGACTTTATGATGAATCTCTAAATTGTATGTTTTACCGCATACTTGGCAACGATGCCCGTCGCGAATACGAACCTTTCGTTTCACTTCCTCCCAATACGGGTTATTCTTCAGACTCTTCCGATACTTCGATGGTCTCCCCTTCTTGTGTGCCAGTCTCGTCATTATTTCCCTCCTTTCTCCATGGACTTTCTCCTATTGGAGAACGATGTAATTCATGCCGTTGAATAGGTATAGATTCACCGGTTGATTCATCAACAAAATCCTCTATCCATTGCTCCAACCAAACATCATATCCATCTTCTTCCCATACCTCAACAATATTCTCACCCTCACCAAACTGACGAACATTTTTTCGTGTATCCTTGAAATCAACATTCGGAAGATCATAACCTAATTCCTTAAATGCTTCCTGGTTCTTTTCTCCAGAATTAAATAAGTCATTATATTCGTGTTTCGGAATTTCCTGAACCAATGCCAAACGGAAAGCGTCATTCACCCATGAATAATACAAATAATACCCCATAACAGGAATACGGAAGGTATCAATCATTTTTAGGGGATAATCTCTAACTCCTTTTTTAGCAAGATTAACAAGGTCCTTAAATTGGGTATGTAACGCTGAAATTTTCGCTTCAAACTCCTTCTTTTCATTATTGAATTTAGCTTTTAACGACTCTAATTGCGCTTGTAATTCCGGCATCTGTTCTTCCGCAATTTCACCGTAATTAGCACGAATAGTTGAGATTTCATAATCATCCATCACCCGATTGGCTATTACATCTTTTTCCTGAATGGCAATAAAGTTCTCCGCCAGTTTCTTTTTTATCTCATCCATGCATACACAATCGGGAAATATAATTTCTGGAAACTTTACTGTTGTTGGAAGTTTGAACTGAACTTCTTCTGGAGAGTAGTCTTTTAAATCAATCATTGTTTCTTTTATTTTAGTTAATCATTCAATATCGTCAATAGCAACCGGATGAAGCATTTTTTTACTCCATTCCGGAAGTTGCATATCAATAATACCACGGGCACCTTCTTCCGCATTAGCATCATAGCCGGGAAACCACTTCTTTTCAAAGCAGTCCTTTACGATGGAAAGAGCATAGTGATATTTATATTTGCCATTTGCAAGATCATCAGGAGACCAGAATAGAACAGCAACATCAAAAGGCTCAACTGTCTGTAACATTATCATTATTGTTACATTAAAGTTTCGTCCTGTAATACTACTCATTACTTCTTGATACATTCCTTCTGAAAGCTCGTATTTAAGCTTCGCACAATCATAGTAGAACTTACCGAGATCATCGGCTCGTGTGGTCTTAAAGGAAATTACAGCATTTACACCAATATTTTCCTTTACATTGAAATAATCCGGCCTAACTCTAACATCTAACCCTGTTTCTTCGTCCTTGCCATAAAAAGACACCTCTGAATAAGCCCCTTTCAATAATTGGGGGATAATACCACCACCATACCAATAATAATTTCTCTCAAGAGCTTTTATTACCATACTCATATCTTCACTGATAAAGGAGTAACCCAGATCCAAACATTTCTGTTTTTTATGTTCACGGTAATCTTTAAGATCGCTAAAGTTCCATCTTTCAGAGGGTATTTCTTCTTCGACATCTGAAACATAGTTCTTATCATTTGATAATAAGTCGTTATAGAACTTAATCATTACTATTACACCGTCTTTGGAAGATTGGTTACATTTAGGTTCTACTTTGACAAGTTCAAATAAACGTGGCTCCAAGAATGCCATGTGGGCAAATGTGCCTAGTTGAAAGCAGGGCTTTTCTTTTTCCTCAAATACCCTTTCATAATCATAGTAAAATGAACGAGGAGTCTTGAGGGCATTTTTGAGGTTAGAAGAAGAAATATGCTTGCTTTTCAAATACATCTCCATTGGATCTCGCTTAACCAATCCATTAACGCTTAATTCTTTCAAATCAATATTAACAGGTGGTTTGTGAGAATTTGAGTATATGAAGTCAAGCATTTCTTCTTTGGTAGGATAATCTTCCGGATTATAGGCAGAAGGGTTGAGTTCTTCCCCTTCCGCAAATCCATTCAAGTCAAATGCTTCCATTAGCCGGCAACAGGTAAGTTTATAAGCAGGGGTTTGACAGACCAATTGTCTGATTGGAAATTATTGGTTTTATTCTTCCTTTTACCCATGTAAGTGATTTTAAGGGGAGTTCCTTTTTTAAGAGCACCATTCTCAATATATTGCTCCAAAATACCGACTAATCTTCGGGAACCGTTAGTTATAGTTTGAACTGTTCCGTCCGCCTTTCTTTCTAAAAAGAAAGCACAATCCAAATCTATTAATTCATCTGGATTGGTAGCACTCAATACCTTTTGTGATTTGATTTCTACAAAAAATATTTTCTTGAATTCTCCAGCCTTTTCTGGAGACCAATAATTACCGCACAAGTCTATTGGAAGTTCTTGGGCATCATCCAAAGAAGGAAGATTGTCTTTACTCAAATCTGCTGTTTGAATCTCAAATACAGATTCTTTCTCTCTAATAGTTAATTCTTTTTCTTCTTTCATATCTTATATTATTTAAAGTAGTTTAAATTGCTCCCGGAGTGCCGATCAAAGCAAACCGGGAATAGATTACTCACATGGAATAACTTCACTATTGATTAACTTATAGTAAGTATTAGATTTTATAATTTTGCCATCAACCCTTACAGCTTTAACTTCTTTAATCGGATACACATTGCCATCCCATTCTCCTCTTTCTGTAAGAACTATCCAACAACCGATACCTCCTTTAGCCTTGCTATCTTTCCCTGTTACTATGGCTATTGATTCTTTTCCTGTTACTTCTGCTGCTGAATAGTCTCCGGTGTTCGTTGCTGCTGATCGGTCTCCGGTGTTCGTTGCTGCTGAATAGTTTCCGGTGTTCGTTGCTGCTGATTGGTATCCGGTGTTCGTTGCTGCTGAATAGTTTCCGGTGT